AAAATAATGTAGGCATAGGAACAACTGATACAACAACTCATGCTTTAAATGTAGCAGGTAATGTTTTTACTTCAGGAATAATACTTCAAAACAATTCAAGCCAATCTAACATTTTCTTAGGACAAGTAGGAATAGGAACTACTATTCCTACTTGTTTATTAACTGTAGGAGGAAATGTTTCTAATTATAAACTTCTTTCTTTGTATGATAATGCACTTTCAAATAATTTTCAATTTTCTGGTTTGGGCGTAAGCAATGGTTTATGTTTTAATACATATACAACAACAGATAATTTTCAATTTAGAGCTGGTGCATCTATATCATCAGCTAATGAATTAATGAGAATAACTGGAACAGGTAATGTAGGTATTGGTAATACTAACCCTACACAACCATTATGGATTGGAACTCCTACTATTGCTTCAGGTGCTTCGGATGGTAAAATTGTAATTTCTAAAAATAATGGTACTTCTTATGGTCGTAATTTTATGTTGGCTCATGATGGTAATTCAAATTTTTGTTTTGGAGATTATAGTAATTTCAATGGAACTAATACATTTAACCCGCAATTTTTAATTAATTATAATGCTCCGTCTAATTCATTAGTTATAGATAATGTAGGTAATATAGGTATTGGAACAAATAATCCAAATTCTTATAAATTAAATGTTGCTGGCAATGCTCTAATTACTGGAAATTTACAATCTGGAAATATATCATCAATTACTACTAATACTATTGTACGACCATATCCACCAGCATATTTATTTAATACATCAACAACGATTTCAAATACACATTATGGGAGAGGAACTTATATTGTTTCTGCTGGTAGTACTTTTGGAAGTCAAAATATTTGGTATGCATTTGGTGGAACACCATCATTAAATCCTGAATTTGGTCAATGGACTTCTGCTTTTAGTAATTTTAATTCAAGTGGTGTTTATTATGCTTTATTAAATACGAATATTGCTGGAACTTATACAACAGGTCTGCCAGTAACGCTTCAGTTACCATTTCCTGTTGTTATGACTTATTATACATTGACATCTGCTATGACACCATATCATTATTATATGTTTCGTAATTGGTTATTTGTAGCATCTAACGATAATGCAAATTGGACACAATTAGATGCACAAGTAGATAAAGCTTGGAATTCATATTCAACTACTTCATTTCCAATCACAAATACAATAGCATATTTATATTATAGACTTGTAATAACAAAAACATATAATACTTCTGCAGGTGCTGATACAGGTTATTCTGCATGTGTTTGTGATGGTATAACATTTAGTGGATATGAAATTAAAAATGGTATTTCATCTGGTTCCTTAGGAATTGGAACAACATCAACCGATAGTAATATGTTATGTGTTTTAGGTAATAGTTGTTTATATGGTGATGCTTTTATTACTGGAACTATTTCAGGTGATGCTTCTCGACTTAATAATATCAAATTAGAAAATCAAACTAATTATACATTCCCACCTGTTGGTATTGGTAGTACTAATGGTATTACTGTAATTGATAAATCACCTTGTAATGGTACATATACAGTTTCTTCTTCTTCTAATTCTCCTAACGCTTATTTAGCTTTTAATAATCAAACAACCGAATTTACTATTACTTCTGCATACGATTCTATAAATGGCGGTATTTATAAAAATACATCACCTTATACAACTAAAACCAGTAATATTTCAGGGGCTGTTATTAATGGTGAATGGATACAACTTTATTATGATAAAGGTTTTGCAGCTAAATCATTCTCAATTACTGGTGTAGCAGTAAATAATACTAGCTGTCCTAATGATTTTGTTTTAGCTGGTTCAATAGATACTTCTAACTGGATTTTACTATCTTCACAAGCTGGTATAAATAATTATACTGCAATAAATTCAGTAATAAAAACATTTTATTTATATAATTTTACGTCTTACAATTATTATCGTTTAATTGTGAAAAAAACAAATGGAAACACAAATCTAAATATAGACGAATTATCGTTTTCTGGTAATTTAAATACATCATTTGTCAATAATGATACATTTAATAGTTTACTTTATAACACAAACGAAAAAAAATTTCCACCGAAAGCACCTGAATCATATTTAACTGAAACATCAGTAACAAATGAAATATTTAATGTTACACCATCAACTTATTACAAACAAACATTAACTGCAAATAGTTTGCAATATGTAATTTATTCTTCATCTACTTATAGTAGTGGTGCTTATACATTAAAAAATCTATTATTTGATGATATTACGGATGGAACCAATGCTGGGGCACATTGGGCTATTAATAATTATACCGGAGGAACGGCTCAAGTAATATATACAATAGGACAAGGAACATATTATGGAGATTGGATAATAGTTAAATTTCCGTATCCTATAGTTTTGACAAAATTTAGATTTTATAATAGAACAGCAAGCGAAAATAGAGCACCTGGTTTATGGAGGTGTTATGGTTCTATTGATGGTGTAAATTGGACAGAAATAACAGATGCAAGTAATATAATAACATCTTTAACTACAGCTAGTTATATTGGTAATCCAGGAGTTTATGAAAAATTATTACAGTCATATTTTGATATACCATATTTATATATTGGATGGGTAGTAAATAAATTAGTAGGCGCAGATGTACTTCTTAATTTTATAGAATTGCAAATATTCGGCAAAGATGATATTTCAAATTCTTATTCTAATGTTTGGAATAAAAGTAATACTACAATTTACAATACATTAGGTAATGTAGGGATAGGAACAACAAATCCAATACAACGATTACATGTTCAATCAGCTACACCTGCAATGATACGAATTGAAGCTTCTGATAATAATAGTAATCAAGTTTCAGGAATTGAATTTGGAATTCCAAATTATAATTCAACAATTACTCCTAAAATATTATCAACTACATTAACAGGAAATGGAAATGATATTCAATTTTATACTAACACAATTAGCGGAACAGCTGCTCAATCAAGATTAACTATTATGCATAATGGAAATATAGGTATTGGTATTAGCACCCCACAATCTTTATTATCATTTGGTAGTGCTGTTAGTTATAAAATACTTTCTTTATATGATAATAATTTAACAAATAATTTTCAATTTGTCGGATTAGGTGCAAGTAATGGGCTATGTTTTAATAATTTTGGAACAGGTGATTATTTTCAATTTAGGGTTGGTATATCTACAACATCAGCCAATGAATTAATGAGAATAAGTGGAAATGGTAATGTAGGTATTGGAACAAATAATTCAAATTGTAGATTATATATAAGTACTGGAATTGGAAATACTGTGGCAAATTCATTTGCAATAAGAATGTCAGGTGGTGGTACAATAAGTGACGGAGGTCAGTTTTTTTGCGGTATTGGTTTTGCTCACGAACCTAATGGCTGGAGTAAAGGTGCAATAGGATGGATAAGAACAACAGGTGGTTTTGACCAAGGCGATATGGTATTTTTAAATAGAAATATATCTGATAATACTGATGCTAATATGAGTAATGAAAGAATGAGAATTAAATCAGATGGAACAGTATCAATAAATTGTAATATTGATTGTGGCGGCGGTCTTGCTTTAACTGGTGCTAATGCTTTTATAAATACTGTAGGTATTGATAATGGAAATATTAGTAATGCTTATATTAATTTTAAAGCTGCAGGCTCTAGTAACGATTGGTGTTATTTGAGACAAATTGGAGGTAATGAAGCTATAAAATTAGCTTTAGATTTTCATGATGATTCAGCAGATGCACGATTTTGTATTAGAAGTATTGAATCAGCCGGACAATCTCCAGATATAATTAGAGAGGTTTTTACAGTAGATAATTTTACTGTTTCTATTGGAAATTCGACAACATCTACAACATTAAATTTAACAGATATTACTAATGCTGCATGGCAAATAAAAACAGGAGATTCTAATTTAAGTTTTAATAATAATTTTGGTGGAACTTTTACAAATAAAATAACAATGAAATATAATGGTAATCTTGGAATTGGAACTACGAATCCTAATACGTTATTACATATTGAACATTCTTCAACATCTTTTAATGCAGCAAGTGGAGGATTATATCTTTATAATCCTAATAATACTGCTAATAATTGTTCTGTTTTAGGCGCAAGAATAGGAGGCTCAACAGCAAATAAAGCCGGTATATCATTAGATGTCAATAATAATTATGGATGGTCAATATATATAAATGGTAATGATACAACAGATAAATGGTTGAGATTTAATAGTAGTTGGGATGGTTCTGGTAGTGAAAGATTACAAATAAGAGGAAGTGATGGATATACTAATATAAATGGTGGATTATATATAGCAGATTATACAACTATTAGACCTATCGTAAATGATAGAGGAAGTTATAATCACGCATTAGCACCATTAACAATAACTAACCAAACACCAACATCGGCAACAGTATTAAATGACAGTTTACCAGTTCTTAATTTATGCCGTCAAGGGACAGGAATGGTTTCTTACGGGGCACGAGCAACATTATGTTTATCAAGATTTGAAAATTCTGAAACATGGTCAAGAACAAGATTAGATTTTAAATTAGCAAGTGATACATATAATGATGTAATGTCATTGACATTAAGAAGTGATGGAAATTATATTTTTTATCCAAATCCACAATATATCAATAATACTAATGGCGCTAATTATACTGTTAATTTAAATGTAGGTTGTTATACAACAGGATTTGCAACTGCGCCTTTTATCTCGTGTACAGTTGCAGATGGTTGGAATGGTATAGACACAATTACAACTATAACAGCTCAATCAGGTGCTAATTCTGGATATTCAAATGGAAGTCGGATTATATTAGATGGTAGTTATGCTACAAACAGTAGTAAGGGTAATTATGGGAATACCATTAATTTTCAAAGTCAATCAGCAAGTGGATGGCAAACCAATATGACAATTAGTAATGGAAATGTAGGCATTGGAACTACTAATCCAGCTACACCATTACATGTAGTTGGAACAATGGTTGCTACTGGTGATGTTGCTGCGTATTATTCTGATATTAGATTAAAAAATATAACATCAAATATCAGTAATCCACTTAAGATTATTAATAATCTCAATGGTTTTTATTATACTCCCAATGAATTGGCAAAATCGTTCGGATATTCTAATAATAAACAAGAAATCGGCTTAAGTGCTCAAGACGTTGAAAAGGTTATTCCTGAAATAGTTAAAATAGCACCATTTGATATGAAACTTAATGAAAATAATGAAATAATATCAAAATCGGGCGAAAATTATTTAACAATAAGTTACGAAAAAATAGTTCCTGTATTGGTTGAAGCAATAAAAGAACAACAAAAACAAATAGATTATTTATTAGAAAAAGTTAATCAAGGTCTTCATCATTAATATTGACCTTTACTTTTGGGCCTCCGCCTTCTACTCCTTCACTTGTAGATGTTTGGAAAGGTGGAATGGGTCCTCCTTCGCCACCTGCTCCCATTGGTGGAACTGCACCATATAGTTTAGTAATTAGAGGTTTGATTTTTTCCTCGCATTCTTTTTGTTTATTTTTATAATCTTCTGTTGCTAGTTTCGGGTTTTCTTCAAGCCATTTGAGAGCCTCATCTACAACCGGGTCAATTTCAGCTTTGATTTCATCAAAATTTTCAGGTGCTCCTTCAGCTTTAGTCGAAAGACTATTTTTAGTATTATAAAGATAATTCTCGAGTTCGTTCTTAGCTTCAATTAGTTGTCTGTTTTTCTCGTCTTCTTCTTTATATTTCTCTGCAGCTTTGACCATTTCTTCAATTTGTTCTTTAGATAGTCGTCCTTTATCGTTAGTAATTTTAATATTATTAGTTTTGCCAGTGCTTTCTTCTTTGGCTGTGACTTCAAGAATACCATTTACATCAATAGACAAATCAATAACAATCTTAGGTTGTCCGCGTGGCATTGGTGGAATGCCACTTAGATTAAATGACCCAAGTAGATTATTGTCTTTCACAAAACCTCGTTCGCCTTCATAAATCTTAATATCAACTCCTGGTTGATTGTCTGAATATGTTGAAAAGGTTTGAGATTTCTTAGTTGGAATTGTTGTATTTCTTTCAATAATCTTAGTCATAACACCTCCACTCGTTTCAATTCCAAGAGAAAGCGGAGCAACATCCAAAAGAAGCAAGTCATTTGTTTTTGAACTTCCTTGACCTGTAAGGATAGCACATTGAATAGCAGCACCAATAGCTACAGCTTCATCTGGATTAAGAGATTTATTCAATTGCTTACCATTAAAATAATTACTTAGAAGTTCTTGAATTTTTGGAATACGAGTAGTACCACCAACAAGCACAATTTCATCAACATCTGATTTAGAGATTTTAGCATCTTGAAGAACTCTTCCAATTGGCTCAATAGATTTATTAAAAAACGATTCAGCCAATTGTTCGAATTTGGCACGACTAATAGTAGTCATATAATCGACACCATCGAAAAGTGAATCAATTTCAATAGGTACCGAAGTAGTAGTTGATAAATTCTTCTTAGCTTTTTCAGCGGCAATATTAAGACGCTTGAGGGCTTTTGGATGTTCTTTAATATCTTTGTTGAATTTCTTTTTAATATCCGCACAAAGATAATCAACAATGAGATTATCAATATCAGACCCGCCGAGATGAGTATCACCAGCTGTTGCTTTTACCTCGAAAATACCACCATCAATACTTAAAATTGAAAGGTCATGAGTTCCGCCACCTTCATCGAAAATAAGAATAGTCTTTTCTTTTTCGTTTTCAGCAATTTTATCAAGACCATAAGCAATAGCAGCAGCAGTTGGTTCATTAATAATTCGCAAACATTCCATTCCACTAATAATACAAGCGTCTTTAGTAGCTTGACGCTGACTATCATTGAAATAAGCCGGAACAGTTACAACGGCTTTTTTTACCGGATGACCCAAATAAGCTTCAGCTGTTTCTTTTAGACGAGAAAGAACCATCGCTGAAATTTCCTCAGGATATAGTTCTTTTTGTTCGCCTTTATATTCGAAATTCAAAACTGGTTTATTATTTGCATCGGATTTTACATCAAACGCCCACAATTTCTTATCGGCCTGAACATAACTATCGTCATATTTACGACCAATTAGACGTTTAATATCATGAAATGATGTTTTAGGATACATAGTTGAAACATTTTTAGAAGCATCACCAACCAATTTTTCATCATCTGTGAAAGTAACATAAGAAGGAATAATACGAGAGCCTGTTTGATGGTCTGGAAGAACTTCTACACGGTCTCCAATCCAAACAGCAACACAACTAGTCGTTGTACCAAGGTCAATTCCGATGCCTACATTATCTTCTTTTGACATATTGAAATGCTAGTATTTTATAATAATATTAATAATATAAGTCTTTAAATCAATTTATATTATAAAACAAAATGGAAGATTTCAATTTGAGTTCGTCAATTTGATTATTTAAATTGCTAATTGTCTTATCATTATTATCGATAAAATCAACAATTTCTTTTTGAATTTCAGCGGAAGGAATAGAAATTTGTAATTTTTTCAAAGTTTTCAAATTAATATTTTTATATTTATAGAAAAGATAATAAGCCAAATATTTATGTGAAATAATATCAGTTTTAGGTTTTACAGAAACGGCATAATTATTAAGAAATAATTTCTCATCAGTCAAAAATACTTTATATTTAGTCACAATAATATTAAAACCATCTCTATTATATTTATTCGTTTTTTTGGTTTCATCTTTGCACCCATAAATTTTATATTTATCAGAAGAATTACTGCTATCCATATCAAAACCACAATCTCCATAAGAAATAATAGCAATATCGGAAAGAGATTTAATAATATAAAATTCAGGAGTTATCAAAGTTTCTTTGACATAGTCAATATAATTGAAGGAACAGTTATTAATAATAAAATCATTGATATTAGCGGAAGCTAAAAGTTCTTTAGAACTGTCAAAGAAATTATAATCATAAAAATTAGTATTTACAGTTTGATATTTATTAGTTTTTTCAGTTGTTTTAATAAAATACAAAAAAACCAATTTAAAATTCTTATTAAACATTCCAGTAGGTAAATAAATAATTTCTTTTAAATCACAGCTTTTCAAAAGAAATTTACGAAAAGAGATATAATCACTATCATTTTTATTATAAAAAATATTATCATAAGGCAGAACAATAGAACATTCGCCACCGATGATTAAACTATCGACAATTTCATAAATAACATTACAATCCATAGAAATACCTTTAATTAATTTATCATTTGATAAATCAATATCATTATTCATATCATTAATATTAAACATTTATTTAATATAGATAAAGCTTCAAAATCTTAAATGTTTGAGATATTTTCTTATTGGATATTCGTTTGGTTTTTATTATATTATTTTAAATTGACAAAATACAATCCATTAATAATATTGATAATAGGATATATAATAACATTCGGGGAATGGTTATATTTGATATTTATGGGTGCAAACAATTATAATATAATAAAATTCATAATTATAAATGTCATAATAAAAATAATACCTATATTATTAATTTACAATTCTAAAACGACATATAAAGATTTAATAATCGGTCTTTATATCTTTTTGGCGTATTTGCTAACAATGGCAATAATGAAAATAAACCCATATAAAATTTACAAAAAAATGTTAAATACTTATTTGTATGACGACAATAAATATAAATCAATTATAAGTAAAATGTATGATTATATATATATTATTATAATAGATAAATAATGGACATAAGCATATTTAAAAATATGTCTGATAATGATTTCTTCAGCAATAAGCTAACTCATATTTATTTTAACAATGAAGTAAATGATGACAGTGTTGATAAACTAATAGAAGATATAAATAATGCAAACAAAGAAGTAAAAACAGAAAATGGAGCTATAAAACAACCTAAACCAATATTAATACATATATCATCAAAAGGAGGAAATGTAACAGATGGTATGCGTTTGTTTAGTATTTTTACTATGAGTAAAACACCGATAGCTACAATAGTTGATAATTATAGCTGTTCTGCAGCAACATTTCTTTCAGTAATAAGTCCATACAGATTGATAACAAATTATGGTTATTGTATAATACATGGATATTCGGTATCAGGAATAACGCAAAGAAAGAAACAGACACAATTACATAATATGATAGAAATATATGATACATATTTTAATAAAATAATTGAGATGTATAAAGAACGAACAAAATTCAAACACGATGAATTGATAGAATTATTACAACACGATTTATTATTAGATGCTAAATTTTGTTTAAAAAAGGGAATAGTAGATAGAATAATAAAAATAGAAAAACATAAAAAGACAGCAGAAATTAAAAAAAATATATATGACGTTATAAACAGTCCTAACAATAATATTAAAATTACATGTAATAATACAATATCACATATTGATAAAATATTGTTTGAAGATAATCTATCACCTGTTATAATACATCCGAGACAAGATAATTGTATTGATAAATCAATAAATACAGATGATACATATGAACGAAAAAATACTTTGACAATATTTCAGACATTAAATTTAATACCAAGGATATTAAATATAAAACAGCCAACATATGCAATAATAGACGGTCCAATAAGTATTGACGATTTATTGCCGATGTTATATTGTGACCAAATATTTATGTTTGATTATGTGCCAATAATATGTAATATTTTATATTTTCATAATAAATCAAGTTTATTAATAGATGATAATATAAAAAATACACAATTAATATTTAACATAATTAGCAAAATATTAAAAGAAAAAACAAAAATGACTGATGAAATGATAGAAAATATCAAAAGTAAATTTAGAATGATAAATTCAAAAGAAGCTTTAAAACTAGGTTTATGTAATACTATCATTCCTCGCAACAATTACTAACATTACTAAATTCACTCATGTCACTCAAGTCACTTAAATCACTCATAACACTAATATTATCATTTTTATTTTCGTCATTTTCATTATTATCGTCATTATTATCATCATTTTCATTTTTCTCACGATTAATATATTTGATAATATTGGCATGAACATTAATTAGGTCGATATGATATTTATTATAGATATCATCAGTGAAATATAATAACATCATTTTATTATAATATAAATCAGACGTTTTTTTAGCATTTACAACAGAGTTTTTAAAATAGGTCGGAAATATAGCAAATAGAAATAGATAATAATTAAAAACGATGTTTTGGCTAAATGATAAGATTATAAAATAAATAGACCTATACATAAATCTTATAAATTTATATAAAGAGAGATAAAATAACTTTATATAAATTAAAAAAAATGATAAATTCATTTTAAAAATCGAATTTAAAAAAAAATGGAATTCGACGATTTGCGAGTATTCATAAAAAGGAATTCTAAAATAATGTATTCAAAAATTAATTATACAGATGAAGGTAATATTTATAATTATAAAATTAATGCTAATGGCAATATTTATGAATTTAAATTAATAAATGATGGAGAAACAATAAAAATGGATTATAACGATACAATTATAGACAATGATAATGACATACAATTAGAAATATTTGAGATGTTGAATTATAAGAACATTGAATATATAGATTGCTATATAATCAGAAAAAGAAATGAAACAAAATTCGAAATATTAGATATGTATGATGATAATTATGACAATGTCGAAAAAAAGTTAATTTGCAATCGTTCTTTTAAGAAGAATGATAAACAAATAAAAATAAAAATAATTTGTCAGAACGATGAATATGTAATGTATTATAATATGGAAGAAATACATGGATTTGAAGAAATCATACAAAAATTAGATTTAATCTTGTAATAACAGCAAGTTCAAATCAGATTTTTGTATTTCTGATTTATGGATATTAAGAATATTGGTAATGTATTTATAAGCTTCATCAATTTGTTCAAATGAAATGCCTCCAGTAATAAGAACACTACCACTTTCAAATATAGCAATAGTAATTTTCTTACAATTATTTTCACCTTTCCCGGAACCTTTTCCGAAACAGTGTTTGCTACAATTGCAAATACCATCTAATTTTTCTTTATTGGAATTCCAGAAATATTCCAATTTTACGCCATGATAACGACCTGGTTCAAAACTGCATTTATTATTATAAACATCGTTAATAAGAATTTTGTGCAAAATCTTTCTTCTAATAAGAAATTTATGTTGCATCGTATTATCAGTGAAAGATTTGAAATCTGTATTAATCATACGTATAATGAAATTATTAAATTTAATATTTTCGATATTAGGTGTTAAATCATTATTCTTTTCATAAATTTGTTTAATTTGAGTGATAATGAGTTCAATAATATTTTCGACGATATTCTTATCTTTAATGCCAGTAATTTGAATATTTCCATTTTTAAAGATTTTTAGATTAGGCAAATAAACATCAGATATTTTAAAAATAGTGGTTACTTGATTATCGAACAAATTCTTTTTACCACCTTCTTTTTTTGGTGTTCTTTTCTTCTTAGGATAAACTCCGCGTGAATTTGGTCTGTCTGTTATTTTAGGGTAATAAATCCATATAAATTTTTCAGTAATCTCGAAATTTTCATATAAAATATCTAAATTTAAATTTATACCTAAATCAGCATTACAAGTAATAGTACTGACTTTATATTCGGTAAAATAAATGTCTTCTGTTTCCATTGATAATTATATTCATTTAAGAATAAATATCATTTTTTTATATACATTTTTTATTTTTTTTATTTTCAGATAATTTAGCTAAATAAGATGTATTTAATATTTCTGAACTGGTATTGATAGAAATCATAGGTGGAATATTTAAGATATAAGTTTTATCTGTTTTTAGATGGGCTTCTCTAAATTCTTCGATAGTCAAATTACCACCAAACATTTTTAAAAGATATCTAGAAGGGGCTGGACGAATAATATTAGAAAACCCATATCTTTTTGCGAGCATCTGTATCCAACTGTTAATTTCCCAGACTTTATCACTGCTGCCATGAGTAGCAAAATTATAAGCATTAGCACATTGTAAAGAACAAAATGACCCAAAAACAAAATAATTATCGTTTAATGCGTCATAATTATAGGGCATACTATAGACAGTAGGCCCTTCGATTGCATGACAACACCAGAAACAACTGGAATTTTTAGGATTGATATTATTTGCTGCCTGATATTCATTGTCATAAGATATATTTTCAGCATCATTTGAAAAATATGAATTCGATTCATATGGAGTAGGAATTAAAATTTTAGCATCTTGGCTTTCATTACTGTTAATAATATTATTAATTTTTGCCTGTGGAATAGTTAATTGTATTATAACATCATTATTTTCATCATTTTCATTATTTTTAATCATCGAATCAATTATATTTTTTTTGGGTGTTTTTTTAGCAACGGAACTATCGGGAATAGTTTTTTTACGAGGCATATTAATTATAATTACAAATTATTCTTATATAAAAGAGTTCTTAAGGTAATCAAGTAAAGAAACAATATCATTTTTAATTTTAATATCGAAAGTTTCTACGGGTTTGTTATTAGCATTAGCATTAGCATTTAAACTGCAACTAGATGACATAGATTTAACTTCTAATTGTAAATCTTTAATTACATTTATTAAATAATAAATAAATAATATGACAATCGCAATAAAAATAAATACAATAATATCCATTTGTTATTTCTAAATATTTTTAATTTTAAAATTTTAAACCAATATTTCCACTTTGGATTTCTAAAACGTTATATTCAACAACATAAACGGTACAATAAATTTTTTTATTACTTCCCGAATATGATTTTTTAGTATAAATAGTATCAATATAATCATTTTCATATGAATTAAATGTCATACTCAAAGTTGTTTTAACATATGAGCCATTATAAAAACCTGATGGAAACCATTTTTCAGGATATAATGAAAATGAATACAAATAAATACCTTGCATAGGTATTGTTGAATGGTGTTGATAAGGTTGAAGTTTATTATAAAAATAAGCGTCTTTTTCTTCTACACGAAAGAAAGGATTACCACTTCCACCATCCCAAATTAATTTGGCATTTTTCATAATACTCTTTTCATTATTTTTAGGGATACTATAAGTATAATTAAAATTATCATTAAAATTATCTTTAGTATCGGCACGTTTCAATGTCCATATTATTTCTTTAATTCCTAGTTGCGATTGTACAGTTATAGTTTTTACAGTATTAGCAACACTCGCGGGGAAATCTGTTGTAATTATAGAAAGTTTTTCGATTAGAAATTGTTGTGTGCATTGTTTGAGCAATACGGCTCTTTCATCTGTATCGAGAACAATAAACGTCGCTTCGACATGTGCTTTTACGGTGTTTTGTTTAATAAAATTGTTGATATTTATTGATTTATTATGCATATAATTATAAAATCGTGGATTTACATGCATATTATAAATATCAGAATAAACAGAATATAAATTTTCTATATCTTCAAATTCAATATGAACATTAATTTCCTTAGTATATTTACCAACTAGTTTAATAATAGGTAAAGCTAAACTAGGATTTTTAGAAAACCAGAAATTGAGAGGTATGCACAAATCTCTGCTATTAATAGAAGGTTTATTACCATCACTAGACAAATAATCATAATCACTAATAACATTATTTCGTATTCTTAGTGTCGTTTCAGGTTTTCTAGGATTATTAAGAGCTGGCACATTTCCAGTCATATTATTGAAACTATCTTTAACAGGTAATGTTAATTCATTCCAAACAACCAACCATTCACCGGTTATGGTATCAATAATCGTTTTACCTATTTCAAATGTAGCTTTTTTTATAATCAAAGAACCGATATGTTCAACCCATTTAAATCTATAGACATCACTTGAATAAACATCTGGCAAAGTAAATATTAAATAAAGATTACTTAATAAATCTATGTCAGCTCTTGATGTCAAATTGACAGTATAACCATCATTTCCGCCTAAATGCATATTAGTTAATAATGAAGGTATAGTATCAAATGTTAGAGTTAAATTCTCGATAGCAAAATTAGTATGTTTCCGATATACATAATTAAAAAAACTAATACTAGGATTAGTAACAATAAAATCATTCATGCCTCCTTTAGCAACTAATTGAAGTAATCCTGCACCCATTTTAATATAATAAAAGTTATTTTAAATACCCTTAACTGTTTTTTTAGTTAATTCATCTTCATAAATATATTTTCCTTTTTGCATCATAATACTTGAACTTACGTTAGAAGCAAATGTAACAATATTCTTATTAAAACCTTTATCATATAATACTTTTATTTCTTTTACGGTTAATGCATAATTGAAATAGGTTAAATCAGCCATTTGTAATGGTGATATTTTAATTTTATTATTTGTATCAGCTGGTTGTGTATATATTTTTGCTATATCATTATTAATAAATCCAGCTTTATTATTATCAGCGCCGACGATTTTACTGCTACTCGGGTTAATATGTAATTTACTCAAATTACTTTTCATAACTCTAGATTTTATTTGTGTATATTCTTTGGCTTTTTCTATGGCTTTTGTGTGAGCTAATCTATCTTCAACAAGAACACCATTAAAATAAACCTTACAGTTAGCATTATTTTTATTGAAAATATATTCTGTTTTTGGTTGTTCTTGAAATACAATTGTAACCATATTAAATTGTTGTTTATATTTTGAATTAATGTCTTTTATTCCCAATTTATTTTTATTTCTATTTCTAATATCTTCACTATCAACAGTATTACAATCTAATTGTATGGCACTAGTATTATAAGTTTCCGGAAAATTAATATTGTTATATTCAACGATAATTTCTTTAGCATCATTTCTAATTTTGACTAAAGGATTTTTAATTAATATTCCTTCTCTTTGAGCACGTGGTTCTCCTTCGCATTCATATTGATTTGTATTTATAGGTATATAATTTGGTTCTCCTTTATAAAATAGATTTATGTATTTATATTGCACATCATACATTGTATCACGTGTTGTATTATAGCTAATTGTATTAGTTCCTGAATTTACGTCAAAGAATAGCCAAAAATTATAAGAATATTCGGCTCCTCCATTTTGATTTATTGACGGATTGATATCAAGATATGATGGGTCGATTTTATCATAAGTTTCGATATCTATATCTCTTTCTTGAGTATAATCTAAGATACCGGTAAATACTTTAGTTGCTTTTTTTGTACTTGTATTAATTGTTATGTTTTTAATAAGTTCATTATTATAAATAGAATAACTAACAAATGCCATAATAGCAATTAAAAAAACAGATAATATTATTTGTACTATCGAATTTATCATATCTAATTTTATTATAGATATTATAATTTATAAATAGGACTTCTAACTCCATAAGCTCCCAATCCTAAAGCAGCCAACAATCCATTAATCGGACCTTTGTTATAAATAGCATAAATATCTTTATTATTGAGTTCATAATTGAAAGTGCTGAAATTAGAAATTAATCCGGAAAATCCAGGACCACAATTATCGGCCGGATTAGAACCTACATATAAATATCCTGTCATATTCAAATCTATATCACTTAAATTAGCTGCAGCGGTAGCAGATGAATTTTTAAATAATTTAAAATTTTCTTTATCATATACAGTATTGACTAAATCGCCATCGACATATGCATATAAAGTTGTCTTGAAGGAATCGGTATTACAAACTATCGCAACATGAACCCAACGTTGTAATGGAATATATTTAACTTCTATGCCTTGTTGTAAATAATTTTTTAATTTTTCATCAGTTGATAAATCAGGACATTTTCTATCAATATTCTTTTCATATCTATTGGTAAAACGTACATATAAGCTATTATTACTTTCATCGAGGAATATATGAGGTGAAGCTTTATTAGTTGATAATTCAGCTCCGTCATTAGTTAAACTCAATACATTTTTAAATTGGCCGTTGTATTTATTCATATCATTGATATAAATCCAGAATGAGAAACTGCGACGGGTTCCATTAGCTGTGTTATTAACATTGGCTATAAATTTATTTAGTTGCGTTCCTAAAATAGGAACTTTGGTGCCATCTATGCTATTTTCAACTTTAGAGAACAAAGTCCAACCGAGATAAGAATATAACAAAGCGGCAATTATTATAGTAATTACAACGACGGCAAATAACCCAATAAACAGCGAACTATTAGCAGACATGAGTGCGTAAGTTTGGGTTATTCTTGAAGTTGCACTCGTTATTACATTATTTGAAGTATTAGAAAAAATATCAAATACACGGCCTGGATCAGTTGAAGAAGTATCACCCATTATAATTTATGACTATCTATTATTAATAAATAAATTTTCTATTAATAATACTTAAATGATAATTTCCACAAAATTGACTGGTTGGAATATTTAATTTATAAATTTTTTTATTATTTTTTTTCTGCAATGATAAATAACTTAATAATTTTGTAAAATGCGTCAAAGAATGATTTTTATTATTTTTATGCGATAGCAAGAAAAGAAAATTGATAATACTTATAAAATAATCTATAGCCAAATCATTATTTTTACTCATAAAAATATCAAAATAGCAGAAGTCATTTATAAACTTCTTATAATGATTGTTTTTTTGAATTTTAGTTATATTACGAGTATTGAGTTCTATAATTAAATTTTCATGAAATTTTAAAGGAATAAGCCATTGGTCTTTATAAATAATTCGTTTAAAATTATCACGATTAAAATTATTAGCGTATAATTCACTTATTTCTAAGAAATCATCACTTTTATTATAATAAGTATTTGTAATTATTTGAATACAATTCTTAATATTAAAGTTAGTAGTTTTAGCAATTTCGAGGGCCTTATCATAAGTAATTGAAGGTTTGTATTTAATCAGAATATTGAATATTTCATCGATAGAAAGATTAGAGAACTCATAGAAAGAACATATTTTTTTAATTTCTCCAAGTTTGATATTATTGGAACCGATACAAATTATAGGAATATGTTTATGAGTGGTATTTAGAAAATTAAGGAGATGTATATTCATAGTGCTATCAAATGATAGCAGTGTTTCGAATTCATCAATAATAACAATTTTATTTTGGGTATTATTAGTTAGTTGTTGAATTAAGGAAGATGTGAATGCTTTGTTTAATAAATCTAATAATTGTTTAGAAGAACAGCAATTAAAACTATTGATATTAACGATAAATAGATTAAGGTCAATACATAATTTATTGATATTGAACGTCTTACCAATACCGGAATTACCAATAACAAATAGACACGAATCAGTAGTTAATTTAGTTCTAGGTGTTAAAATCCAATTTTTGATAAAATCCATTAATTTTAAGAAACTAGACTTATTTTTATAACTAAAACAAAATAATAACACAAAAGTGCGATTAATGGATAGATTAAATCGAGGGTCATTAGCGATTTAGAGTTATAAGTTTTAATATTACCATGCATATCAAACATAATGGAGGGTTTCAAAAGAAACAACAATAATAATATTAGTATATATAATAAAATAGTTATGAATATCATTCTCTATAAAATAAATATTATATTAAATATAGATGTTGTTGATATATAAATTTTTAATAATTATTTTGCTTTTAATAATTTTTTATTATGTCATAAATGTTAATATTGAATGTTTTGTGGGTAGTAATAGTTCTAATAAAAATTATACAAACACAAACGAATATCCATCATTTACAATAAATTCGAATATACCATATGACATAAAATTGAATAATGATAAAAACAATTATTATGATTATGGGAATGACGAAATAGAAGCCAAATTTGCGGCATTATTAAAAATCGATTATAATAAAATAATTACAGCGATAGAAGGAAATGAATGGGGTGAATGGATTAAAGATGATAATTATCCGTATTATAACCAAATAATTATTTATTTACAGCAGTTAGTGCAACATGATATATTTACGTTACCAAATGATAAAAATAAATTCAAAATAATTAAACATTCTTTAGTTAGATATAAAAAACAACTAGAAGACAAAGGAATATTATTATTAGAAATAGATATAATTATTTATAGAGAAAACAAACCTTTAGCGAGACATATGAAATTTTTGATAAAATCAAATGGTGTAAAACATAACATAGCGATGGCTAAAGTCGTTGGAGTAATTAATGAATGTAATTTAAAAGGAAATTACGAAACATACGATAAAAAAGATTATCAGGAATTTAATCCGGAATTTAAATATAAATATGATATGAATAGTTTTTTATATGACACCAACGACAAACTACTTCATTCAGAAATTGAATATAATATCTATAATAAAATACTTAAGGAATTATAATAATAATAATATTATTATAATATATAATGAACCATTTTGAATACCTTGTTGAACTCCCCGTTTCTGAGGATGTAGAAAGAGTAACAACCGATATTTATAATATGATTAAGGAAGGTAGATGTCCGTTCAGTTTATCTAAAGTCGTAGATGAAGGGGAAGGTGACAAAAAAAGACGTTTATTTGTTATTACATCCCCTGTTAATATTCATCATATTGTTCATCCGATGTTTTATAAATTCGATATGAAAGTTCTATGTTATTTTAAGACACCGGTTGCTTTTTAGGTGGCTTTTTTATTTTTTTGTGAATTAAATTTAATCCATACATCGTCAATTAAATTTAATTCTTTGATTATTGCTTCGCAATTTTCAGTTAAGAATTGTTTAAATACATCGGGATTAGTTTGTTCTTCTAAGGTAATACGAATAATCATGAGTTGTTTTAATGGATGCGGGCAAATGTAACCGATGTAAGAACAGACAATTTTATTAAATTTTTCATTGCCTCGAATAAATTTATTATGAACGATAGATTGAATAATATTTCCGAGGGTATCGTCTTCATTATCAACATGAAAATTTACTGAAAAAGGATTGTTGGGAACAGGTTCAATAGTTATATTATCAATATTTGTGATAAGTTTATTTAATTTTGCAATGATAATTTCGATGGCTTTTGAGAAAAGATAAGAATAAGATAATTTATTAACTGTTTCAATTTCGAATTTAATCAATGTAGGGTCACCATATTCATTTTTGTGATATGCTCGGTGTTTATCGAGTATATTCGAAGCTTTTGAAGCTTCTTTAGGTTCTTCAATAAAATAGAAATTAGCGAGAGAAACAGGAGAGAACGAGGCATTTGTTTTACCTGTTCTTTTAATGGCTGTAGCGGTAAAATGTAGATGTTCTCCGGCTCTTAGTCGAGTAATAAGAATATTTTGTTTTGTAATAGGATTAGGTGGAAACAATTCATTTAATTCTTTAGCCGTTAGTTGATTGTCTTTATAAGTTCCAGTAAAACTAGCGGTAGTAACATTGACAGTAGTGGCTCCATCATTCATAATATTCAAATCGAAAGAATAATCATTATCTTCATAAGTATCGGTGATTTTTTCAGTGACGTTGATAGGAATTAGGCCAATTCTATGTTTCATAAATTCATTATGTAACGGTCCTGTATTTTTATGAACTTCAATAGAAGGTTCATCTTCGCCATAAAATCCGACTATGGGAATTTCAGTTAAAAGGACTCGTCTAATTCCATTAACTATAGACAGGTCCATATTCTGAATATCGAATGAATTTTTTTGTGATTTCGGGTCGTAATTATAATTCTTAAACATTATCTTTATTTAAATTAAATAATATTAATTTTATGTCATTTTTTATTATATTATTATATCATTTATTTTTAATAAAATGATTTTGTTTTATAGTGAAACCTGCC